ATCTTGGAAACTACCTTTGGAATCAAATTAACTCCTGCAGAAATTTGCAAAGTTCAAATAGCAATTAAGCTTGGAAGGTTAAAGTATAAACACAAAAGAGATTCAGTTGTTGATCTTTGTGGATATGCTGAAATATTAAATCGATTAGAAGATGGTGGGTTGTAGTTTTGTTAAAAAAGAACCTTTAAATGATATTCATAAATATCGTGAACATAAATTTGAAATCAGAAGAGGTTGGAATAATGGTTTTTTAGTTTTAAGAAATGAAAAATCCGAATATCAATTTGAATGTTCATTTAAACATTTTAATGAAATGGAAGGCGAAGTTTATGAACTAGATAAAGTTTTGAAAGTTTTAAGAATAAATAAAGAGGATGCTAGTTCAAATTTCACGCTATCATTAGTTGATTTTGATATTAATTCAAGTAAGTGCCAGGTTGTTTTTTCAAATAAAATAGGTTTATATCATAATTTAATCAGTAAAGAAGAAGCTCAAAAAATAGCATTTGACAAAAGATATAAATTAGATCAAGTATTAAAAATTTTAAATCTAAAATAAATGGAATTTAGAACATTATTAAAAACAATAATGAGAGAGCAGGGATTGAACCAGAGAGAATCTGCAGAACTATGTGGAATCTCTCCAGTTCAATTTGGGATGTATTGTCAAGGTAAAGTTGTACCGAAATTTGATAATGCTCTTAAAATCATTGAAGCGTTAAATTGGAAATTAATACCAACTTTGAAATGCGATTAACTTTTATTATTATAGACCTGGTAATCATTGCTTGTTATATCGGAATGATTATTCACATAAAAAAAATGAAATGAAAATATTAGTTTTAACAATAATAGTTGTTTTGTTCATTCTGTTTATCAGTATATTTGCTTACTTATATGTTTTGTATAACAGCATTAGTGATTACGAAAACGAACACAACTTCAGAAGAAGAGAAAAAGAGTACAAGGAAAACAATTCGTTTGTAGAAGATTTGTATCATGAAGAAAAATATCAAAACTTTTTAAAACATGGCAAGAAGAAAAATAAATAAAGATCATTCAAAAGCCATGATTAAAAAACAAAGATGGTTTAGAATTATAAAGAAAGCACATTCAACTGCTTTAAGTCAATGTAATTATTATTCAAATAACGAAGAAAACGATTAAAATGAAATCAATTATATTTTTATTATTGCTTATTACTTCATGCCAGAAGTGTAAGGAATGCACAACGACAACAGTTGTAAAAACAAAAACTGGAGCGTTTCTTGAAAAAGACGAAAGAAAAGATTTAGTATGTGGGCGAAAGCAAATTAACTACATAGATCAAACACACACAAAAGAAGTGAAAGGTGATTATATTATTGAAACGTATGTAAAGTGTAATTAATATGTTTCACAGCGAATTTTTTCCAACAAACGAAGAAACATTGGATTTAATGCAACTAGATGCTGAAGGTAAAATAATACTTGATCCTTCAGCAGGTTCTGGAAGCATTCTTGATTATTGTTTAAGATACGGAGCAAAAAGAACATTAGCAATTGAAATTACAGATGAATTAAGAAGTATTGTAAAAGAAAAACACGAACTAATTGGAAAAGACTTTTTCGACACAAAAGAAGAAGATATTTCACACGTGAATGCAATCTATATGAATCCACCATTCAGCAATGCAGATAAACATATTCTTCATGCCTGGAGAATTGCTCCAGAAGGTTGTGAAATAGTTTCAATATGCAACTTTGAAACAATAAATAATACTTATAGTGGAAGTAGAAGGCAGTTAGATTGTGTGATTAGAGATTATGGATATAGTCAAGGATTAGGGAATACGTTCATAGATGCAGAAAGAACAACAAGCGTTGAAATCGGATTGATAAAACTATTCAAACCAATTACAAGTTCATCATTTAATTTTGATAATTACTTTTTAGATGAAGAAGAAGTTCAAGAAGAAGGAGAAGGAATTCAACAATATGATGAGGTTAAAGCATTAGTGAATAGATATGTTGGTTGTATGAAACAATTTGACAATCTATTACAATCAGTTGAAAGTATAAACTATCAATTAAAAGCAATAGGATCAAGTGGTATTGAAATGACTTTATCAAGGAATGAAAATATCATGAACAAGCAAAGTTTTTCAAATTCAATTCAAAAACGTTCATGGAAATATATCTTTGATAAAATGAACATGGAAAAGTATGTTACTTCTGGAGTGATGAAGGACATAAACAAGTACATTGAATCACAATCAAAGTTTCATTTTACAATGAAAAACATTTACAAGATGTTTGAAGCTATACTAGGAACGAAAGAACAAACTTTCAATAGAGCATTAGAAGAAGCAATTGATAATTTTACAAGACATACACATGAAAATAGATATAGTGTTGAAGGTTGGAAATCAAATTCATCCTATATGCTAAATAAAAAATTCATAGTTGATGGAATAATGGAATTGTCTATGGGGTTTAGAGTTCGATACGATAGTTATAATGGAAGAAAAATAAACGATTTAACAAAAGTATTATGTAACTTAACTGGAATAAATTACAATACAATAGGTGATATTTATCATTTTAAGCAAGGGGAACAGATTATTCCAAATGTTTGGTATGATTGGGGGTTCTTTGAGATTAAAGCATTTAAGAAAGGAACTATGCACTTGAAATTTAAAAGCAATAAAGATTGGTATTTATTAAATCAAGCATACGGTAAACTAAAAGGATTTACATTAAAAGAAAAATAAGATGGGAATTAAGAAATATATTGAAACTCCAGAAAAATTACTTGAATTATTCATTCAATATAAAGTACAAGTAAAAAGCAATCCAAGATTGAAACACGTATTTGTAGGAAAGGAAGGTCATTCAACTTACGAAGAACTTGAAAGACCATTAACAATGGAAGGATTTGAAAACTATGTTTGTGATAAAGGTTTAAATTCAGAATTAAGTCATTACTTCTCAAATAAGGATGGAAGATATTCTGATTTTGTCGCTGTCTGTTCACGTATTAGGCAAAATATTAGACAAGATCAGATTGAAGGTGGTATGGTTGGTCAATACAATGCAAGTATCACACAAAGATTAAATGGATTGAAAGATCAAAGTGAAATTGAATTAAAAAAAGAACCAAGAGTTTTCAATATTGATTAAGAATGGCTTTTGAAGTAACAACATCATTAAAGAAAATGCTTCGTTTAACAGCGAGGAAAAAAGTAATTCAAGGTGCAACATCATCTGGAAAAACTTATGGGATTATTCCAATTCTTTACGATAGATGTTTGGAGAAAGATAGAATTAAGGTAACAGTTGTTGCAGAAACATTAAGTTCATTAAAAGAAGGTGCAATTGATATTTTTAAAAACTTTATGTATGATGAAGGAAGGTGGAATGAGTATGCTTGGAATGCAACATCTTTTACTTATACAACTCAAAATGGTTCAAAACTACAATTTAAATCATTTGATTCAGTAGGTAAAGCAAAAGCAGGAGGTAAAAGAGATATTCTGTTCTTAAATGAAGCAAATCATATTCCTTATGAAATTGCAGATGCTTTGATGATACGTTCAAGAGAAGTGTGGATGGACTTTAATGCAGATTCTGAATTTTGGGCACATACACAAGTTCTTACAGAAAAAAATAGTGAGTTCTTAAAACTTACATATTTAGACAATGAATCAATACCAGATGAAACACTAGAAGATTTATTGAATCGAAAGGAAAAAGCAGAAGCAGAAGAAAGAGCAGGTCAAAAAGGTTATTGGTGGAATTGGTGGCAGGTTTATGGACTTGGCGAAATTGGTTCACTTCAAGGAGTAGTTTTCAATAATTGGAAAACAATTGACTTTGTTCCTGCTGAAGCAAAATTAGTTGGAAGGGGAATGGATTTTGGATATACAAATGATCCAACAACAATGGTTGATATTTATCAATTCAATGGAGAATACATATTCGATGAAGTTCTTTATAAAACTGGTTTAACAAATCCAGAAATATGGAGAGAGTTTAAATCAAAGAATTTAGATAATTCTATTTATACAATTGCAGATTCTGCTGAACCTAAATCAATTCAAGAGTTAACAAATTTAGGGATGAGAGTAAAAGGAGCGGAAAAAGGAAAAGATTCAATCCTTTTCGGTATTCAGAAAATGCAGGAGCACGAATTCAAAGTAACTCAAAGAAGTATAAATTTAATTAAAGAGTTAAGAAGTTACAGTTGGGATAAAGATAGAGAAGGAAATCAATTGAATAGACCACAAGATTCAAATAATCATTTAATTGATGCATGTAGATATTTCTTTTTATCTAAACCAAATTCAGTAAAACCAAAATCAAGATTAATATGATAAGATTCAAAACTAAAATAGGCGACTTTAATTTGGCCACAAGTTATTCAGATATAACCTGCAGGGAGTATAAACAAATGCGAGATAATCCAGAAGATCATATTGCAATCGTAAAAATATTAACTGGATTAACAGAAGATAAAATTTTATTTCTTGATTTGGATGAAGTTGCTCAATATTTAGAGTTTTTGAAAGTTCCTGCTTTGGATTCATTAGAAGAAGATTGTTTCATTGATTACGGAACTATGAAGATACTTCCAGAAAAAATAAGTCAATGTTCTTATGGTCAAAAAATAGTGGCTACAAAGTATTTATTAAATAATGATATTGAAGGAGTTGTGGCTACGTATTTACAGCCTTTAGTTTTAGATGGTAAGTTTAATTCAAGTGAAGTCGAAAAAATAAAAGAAAGTCTTTTGGGAATGAATGTTTCTTCAGTTTATAGTGCAGGACTTTATTTGATTAATCAGTTAAAAGAAATAGTTGAAAGAGAAGCTGAACTTTTAAAATCAGAAGTAACAGAACAACAAAAAAGGGCGGGAATTGAAAGTTTTAATGTACTTGGAGAGTTCAACACTATTGATATGATAGCGAAAGATTATAAGTACACACACAAGGAAGTTGAAGAACTTGAATACGATTTAATTTTTTTGATATTGTATAAGAATAAATTAACAAGTA